AGTTTGTTGGCCATGCTGGCCAACAGGTGTCAAATCAGTTTCGGCTGAAGATAGGATTACGAGAAACGGGATCTGCGGGATCTGGAAAGATGGGATTATAAACAGGCTGACCAGGTTCGGGCGGCGTGTGCATGTCTTGGATTGCCATGTTAATGGCGTCGGCCAGTTGCGCGGCATGCGACAGCTTCTTCATGTACAGTAACTGATTATTTAATCCGCCAAATTTTAGCTCAACGTATGGGCGGGAAGATCCTTTAACAATTTTCCAAAGCACAGCGGCCGACATGCAGGCGATAGTAACGCCAAAAACTGGCATGTTTTTTGTACTTACTATTCCAAACAAGATGCCAAATCCACTAAGGAATCCCCATAAAACTTGTCCAAGACCTGCGCTTTCGCTCCCATAAGCAGTGCCGACGATGGATGCCAAGTTATAAATTTGATTGTAGGGATGGCCTACGTTGATCATTCGGCCAACTACGCTTATTGATCCGTCGTCGTAGTAAAGTGTAGCCGTATCTGGTGAGTTACCGTCCACGCCCTAATCGTATGGGCGGCTAGTGTGCGTACAACTACTTTTTTCTAGTAGTTCTTGGTTTCTTATCTTTTAACCCGACGGCCTTGGCAACCATATCCAGCTCTTTAGAGGAGAGGTTAAAGTCTGGATCGTCCTTCATTGTGAAGGATTCCGACAATACTTCCTTAACAATTTCTTTAGGTTTAGCCGATAGCTCTGCATCTGGCCCAGCGTTCGGATCTTTCTCAGGATTGACGGGCGTTGGCTCGTCGATTGCGGGTGCTTCTTTGACTACTTCCACCGGGGCCGCCACATCGGTCTGAGGTGCGACTGTTCCAATCGATGCTACAAATTCACGCTCTTTAGCGATCTGCCTGACCTGCTCTTCCCAATCTTGGCCAAGTTCGCCAAAGTAATCCTGCAAGCTGGATAGGCCAGCTTTGTAGTCCTCGCGGGCTTGCATCGCCTCACGCCCGGCGTCCACAGTCAGCGATTTCGGAGTCTGCCACGTTACCTTTGCGTAGTCCTCGACGGCTGGTAGGTCGCCGTTAGCGATTGCTCCTCCGATGAAGTAGCGCCAGGCACGATTGCAGAATCTATCGATGAGTAGGCGTTGCCTCTGCTCAAATCTGCGCTGGGCCTTGGCCACAATAAACCGCATCCCTGCCCCGCCGACGCTGGCTGGGTCGTAGACAAATTCAACCGGCAATCCGAGGCCCATGGCCACGTCACGGATTAAGAACTTGGCGAACGGCTCAAAGCCTGCGTGGGGCCGATTAGGCCCAATCATCTCAATCTTTTCGCCAGGTGAAAGGCGCGGGATGGTGGCCGAGCTTGTGATCTCCTCGCGGGCAATCGTAGGTTCGCCTGTGTCTTGAGCCTGCACGGTTCCAAAGAATCCACCCTGCCCGGCCAGCTCGTCGCCTTGGTCGGTGGTGATGACTGCGGCAATACTGCCCTGCAATTTCAAAGCGTCCTTTTCAAACTCGCCAAGCATCTTTAAATCGCGGACGTGATTAAGTGCGCGAGCAAGTGAAGATCCTCCACGAATCTGATCTGGCCGTTCCAGCTCCATTAAATGAATAACTGTATCTGCGCCCAACTTGCGATACAGCTCGCCTGTCTGAACTAAGTATCCAGTAGGCTCGCCGAGCTTGCCGAGGAATACGCCGTCAGAAGTTCCGTAGTCATCGCCTTCGCAAACGCGGTGGCCTTCAACAATCTGTAGCTTTCCCTTTTCGGTCATGATGACGAATACGTCGCCGTCCACGTCGATCGATCGAGACAGCGCCAGCAACATATCTGTCCAGGTCATGCGCCCTGTAACTTCAGGCGATGGAACTACCACATCGCGCCAGTATTCCTCACACAGCCTTCCAAAATCTTGATCAGCTCCGCGATACTGCGGCCGGAGTCCTGGCCCGATCGAATACGTTGCGATTGAATCCACCGCGCCTTTAATCAGTCCCACGTTGCGGTACATGTGCCGGGCGAGCTTAAGCAACTCAACCCGTGTCGCTTCGTTTAGGTCTAGCCGTGAATCGCGGGCATGAGCGCCATAGATGACAGGACGCTTCCGAGAAAAGCCTGCGCCTTCGTAGGGTTGGAACGTGCTGATGCCTGCACCGAATCCAGCTCCGAACGCTTTGATCCCTGCGCCCATCCGAGCCACGAGTGAAAGTTTCTGTGCCATAATCAGCTATCCAAAATGTAAGAAAATGAGGCACTGGTGCGTGTGACCTGTACGCCATTTAGGTAATCGATTGCGGCCTGAAATAACTCAACCCGTTCGGTGGGTTTAAGATCGATCTGGAAGCTGGCTGACTGCCCGCCTGCTGAAGATCCAACCAGCGCACGGCCTGATGCTGCGCCCGTCATTGCCGCGTTGCGGTCAGTGGCAAGGTTGGTCAGGGCGCTTGCGGTAACTCCAGAGGCTTGTGCCAGGTAGTTTACAGCAACGGCCCGCGTGAGTCTGCGGGAAATAGCCATCACGTCGCCACAGGTGTCAACGATTCCTCGTCTAGTGAAGCGGTTGGCCTAATTACTTTTCCGTACACGGCAAAGCCAGCCAGATATGTTTCGCAATCGTATAAGTGATCCTGCCTGCTTTTGATTCGTATCCATTCATAATGATCGCGTCCCGTCTTGCGGTTAATCCGATGCACCTTTTTGTGGCTGCTCATGTGCTCGCGGTAGTCTGGGCTTACGTCATGCGCGATCTCCCAGCGTGGCCCCTGCCCTCTCCGCAACCATGCCAGCAAATCCTGACAGGCTGGCGAGCTGAGTAGTAGAAGCATGCAGCCTGCGTCAGTGGGTTGCTCGGCTGAGTGTACCGACTTCATCCGACCGCGTGGCGTTTCGATCCAGTAAGCTGGCCGCTCCTCGCCTTTTAATGCAGTCCACTTGTAGCGAGCACAGATTCGGTAGGAGTCTTGAGTCTCGTATCCGCTATCCATTGCCGTGTGCTTCGGCTGAACGCCTAGCGTGTGCAGGTGTTGGGCCACGTCCTCGATTGTTCGTGCTCGGCCTTCGTCGATTAGTCGGCTGGTTCCATCCCTGGCAAACGCCCTCACCACAAACCAGTACTCGTCGATCTGTCTGTCTATGGCCGCCAGTTTAATATGTTCGGTTTCCCAATCCTGCTTTTTCGCAAATGCGCCGGCGGGAATATCGATTGTTTTATCGTCGTCAAACTGGTCCTCCCACGGCATCGCACTCCATCCGTTCACGAATCCTTGCAAGCCGTGCAGATAATGCTTTTGAGTTAGGAACTGTTTGGCGCAGTCGGCAAAGGTGACGGTGGGCGAGTACCAACTAGGCAGTCGCATGCTTCGCCTTCCGCGTTCCGCGTTTGGATTTGCTGCCACCCACTTGCCTTGCTCAACGGCCGATCGCCTATGGCCTTCAGTCCACGGCTCGTTGCACTTCGTACAATGATAAGCGGCCGTCTCCCCCACTTTCTGTAAGTCCCATTTGCCGTCAGGATTACGTGCGCTATCCGCCCAACGCACTTGCCCGAATTCCATCGCCTGAAATTCACCACAAGCATGGCAAGGGACGTGGAAAGTTTCCTGCGTTCCTGCCTGATAGTTCTGCCATATATCGCCCGTGCTTAACGTCGGCGTGCTAGTCAGCACGTGCTTGCGGTTGGGGAAAGCCTTTGTGCGTTCTAGCGCCAGATTGTAGGCGGCCGCCTCGCGTTCGGTCGGTGGCGCAAACTTGTCCAGCTCGTCCAGTACCGCAATGCAGATCGGGCGGGAGCTGATGTTGGCCGGGCTATTCGATCCCACTAGGCTGAGAGTCATGCTGGTAAACTGCATCTCTAGGATTTTGAAATCGTCGCTGTCGTATGGGAACAGCGCCCGCACCGGCTTACACTTCTCAAAGATCGGAGTCAGTCGTGTTTCGCTGTAGCTCCTAGCCAGATCCGCGTTAGGCATTACGAGCAGTGCAGGCGCCGGATCGTTGGCGATTCTGTACGCCAGCCAGATAGCCAGAGTCAGCGTTTTGCCTGTCTGCGATCCCCAGCAAAGGCTGACGGTATGGACGCCCGGATCGGCCAACGCTTCCAGTACGCCCGCCACGTAAGGCGTATACTTGGTTGAGTAAAGACCTGGTCGAGCGGTTATCCTGCTATCTAGCTGGATATTTTTTTCGGCCCACTCGATTACGGACGGCGGTGGCTCGTAGTTCCAGCGATCCTTGAGACGCTTGCGAAGCTCGTCTTGTGCCTTTGTCACGGTGCAGCTTGAACTTGTCGTATGATCTGACCGACTTCGTTCTCAACCTCGGATTGAATCTCTAATGCTGTTCTGCCAACACAAATTGGGGCCAATCGTTTTGGCATGCTTAATAGAAGTGGTATTAGGGCATTGTCTCGGGCTGCAAGCAGTTTGTCGGCTTCATCAATTGGAACCATTTTGCCTTCTCGTTCTTCAATGTCTGGGCGATCCGACCTAAGCTTTCTCAACTGATCAATTACTCTTGTGTAGTCTTGTATTAACGATGACCTTTCGCCCGGTTTGGAAATGTCGATTCTGGAAGATATTTCAGATGCCAGTTGAGCTAGGCGCTTAACCTCATCAACAAGCTCTAATCCAGCAGCCTTGGCAAAATCATGCCGTGGTTCAGGCTCATTATTGGATTGAGATTCAAAGGCTTTTTTATGTGGCCTTTTTTTGGCCTCAAGCCGCCAAAGCTCCGCCTCTTCTTTGGTTGTTAGTGGCATACCCCTCTTAACCAGCTTTGCTACGTATGGTTGGGATACGCCCCATTCTTTAGCTAATTCGGTCTGCGTCATAACCATTATAACATGTCAATTGGTTATAGTTGACAGGCCCATCAATGAATGGGGATTGGACAGCAAAGAAGAAAGCTTCTTAAACATCCAAAGCATTCTGATTGTGGTTTTAGGTTTAAAGAGACAGTAAGCGAATGCTCGTGGATGCATCCAAAGATAAAGCGTTTTGGTAAATTGCATAAGGGGTGCAGAGGGCTGTTTATCTATAAGAATGAGGGCGCTTGGCTGGATACTCCTTTGCATTTTAGTTCTTGGTTGTTGCTCAGAAGGCAACAAAAGCAGCGCAAGGCTCTTTTAACAAAAGAAAGAAAGAAACACTATGGCCGTGAATACAAAAAGCAGAGATGGGCCAACGACCAAGAGTTTAGAATAAGGTCAGTTGAACGGCAAAAATTGCACAGGAAAAACAATCTAAGGCATAGGCAATACATGAGAAATTACAGAAGAAAACAAAGGCAGGATTTTGGACTAAGATTAAAGCAAAATGCCAGAAGTAGGTTTTGGAAAGTAATGCAGGGCGTTAAGAAAGATATAGTTACAGATAGCTTTAATTTGTTTATTGGCTGCTCTGCTGCCTTTTTAAAGAGTTATATTGAAAAACAGTTTTCGCCAACTATGTCTTGGAGTAACTACGGCGCAGTCTGGGAGGTTGATCATAAGATTCCATTAAAGAATTTTGACCTTAAAAACCAAGACCAAGCCAAAGCAGCGTTTCATTTCTCGAATTTACAGCCAGCAACAACTTCTTACAACAGATCCAAGCAAGCCAGATGGTCGGATATATAACTTAATGCTTTTGAAGCAAAACGCTCGTAATTACCGAATGTCTTTGCCAT